AGAAGCACCAGCCGCTTACTTAGCAACAGGTGAACTGCCAAGCGCATACATCGCTGGAACATCTCAGTGGTCATTGCTAATGGGTTCAACCGATACAACTGGTCGCCCAATCTACAACGCATACAACCCACAAAACAACGGCGGAGTTGCTGGCCCACAAAGCCTACGCGGCAACGTGCTTGGACTTGATCTGTATGTTGATCCAAACGCAGTAGCAACAACCATCGATGAGTCAGCATTCATTGTGACTCCGTCAGCAGTTGCAATCTACGAATCACCGATCCTACGCATGTCAACAAACCATGTTGCAACTGGCGAAATCGAAACAATGCTATACGGCTACTTAGCCGTTGGCGTTTTGACCGCTGGTGGCGTTCGTCGCTTTAACCTGACATAAGTCACGTTAGTTAGAAGTGTGGGGGATGCGGCCCTGTGTCCCCCACACACTTACACAATAGGAGTATCAAATGGCACTAATCACACTAAGCGAGTTAAAAGCCGTCTTAGGTATTGGTGACATTTACGCTGATGCCCTAGTCCAAGAGTGCGCCGATGCAGCTGAAAACATTCTTTTGTCTTTACTCACCAAAAACCAATACGCAATCGTTTCACGAGAGCGCACAGGCACACTTGCCACGCTTTACACAGACCGAGTGAATGATTTTTATGTGGGACAGACTTTAACAGTCGATGGATGTGGTGCACATTTTAATGGCAGTCACACTTTGACCAAGCGCACTGAGTATTCATTTTCATTTGTAACTACCAGCGGAACAAATCCAAAACAGGCGGTAGTGCCTTATGGAATTGCAAGAGACACCGAGTTTGTTGATTATGACGAGATCCCAGAAGTTCGCGAAGCAGCCCTTGCAATCGCCTGTGATATCTGGATCACTCGCACTGGCACACTTGGCCAGCAGGGTGTGGACTTTCAAAGCCCAGCCCCGTACCGTTTAGGCCGATCCCTATTCACCCGAGTATCAGGTTTGCTTGGTAAGTGGATGGACACTAGAGGCATGGTCGGCTAATGGCTAACCTAGCAACATACCGGGCGAACCTTGCCAGCACTCTTGCAGCTGCTGGTCGGGTAGTTTACGCATACCCGAATGAAAACATCACGCCACCAGCCATTGTGCTTGTGCCTGGTTCGCCTTACATGACCGTTGGCGCAATCGGGGGTGCGCGTATTCATGTGCGCTTTGACATTACCTGCATCGTCAATGCAGCCGATAACCAAGCGGCTTTAGCAAACTTGGAAACCCTAATTTTGTCAGTTACTGATCTACTAGCCAATAACATTTCGTTTTTGGGTGGATGGTCACAACCCACAGTCCAGCAAATCGGAAACGCCGACATGCTTATCAGCCAGATCAACATCGAGATGGTAACAACCAATTAAGAAAGCGAGAAAAAAATTATGCCAGCAACTTACATAACTGGGCGTAACCTCACCTTATCGATCAACTCGGTGTCGTACGCTGATCAAGCATCAACAGTGACACTAGAGCGCGAAAACAACCAGCAGGTACTTGAAGTGCTATCGGGTCGCGCTTACAAGACCGTAGACAAGACCGCCACACTAAATGTGGAATTGTATCTTGACGATTCAGCATCAGCAGGAATCATCAGCGCGCTATGGGATGCGGCTAACAGCGCGCCTGACACTAGCCTGCCATTTTCGTTTGATGTAGCGGGTGACACATTTACTGGGTCGGTCTTTCCTGTATTCCCAACCGTTGGTGGCGCGGCCACTGACGTACTAACTACCAGCCTCAGCTTTGTTGTTGAGGATGGAACAGTCGCACGAGCATAACTAGCAGAACAGGGCAACCATTATGCAATACAACATCACTACAAAACAGGGCAACAACTACATAGTGAGCGATGATTCAACATGGCTTTGGATCGAGATCGAACGTGATCTCGGGTACACAGTCACTCAAGCAGCTGAAAAGATGAGCCAAGGTTCATTGGATGTCATTACTACCATGCTTTACAGGGCAGCCAAGGCCGCTGGGCATACTAAGATGCCAAGCCAGCAAGCATGGGTCACCAATGAGTTTGAGGGCTTTGAGGTGGTTGAGGAAACCCCAAAAGACAGTTAAGGGATGCGCTGGTGCGGATAGCAGTATCCACCGGCATTCCAATGGCTGATCTGATGGAGTGGTCGCTCGCAGACATTAACACAGCGATAACGCTGATACGAGAAAGGAATGGACATGGCTGAGGGTAGAAGTACCATCACAGTCCGACCTGATCTCACAGATTATCGTGGACTTTTGAAAGCCCTAAATGTCATGGACAAAGAGGCACAGTTTGCCTTGAAAAATGATGTTTATGCGATCAGTGCTTGGACTGCTAAGGGCATCCAGCAAGCAGCCTATGGCCACCCTTACTATCCGAAACAAGCTGCAATCGCGGCTGCCACTGTTAGACCTGCCCGAGATCGAGTGCCTACCGTTTACATCGGTGGGTCAAAAGGTCGAGCATCGGGTGGGGCTAATGCTGGGCAAATCTTATTTGGCAATGAGTTTGGTGGAGATCGCAACGCTTTTGGAAACTTAAACGCATTTCCAAATGGTGGTTACAGATTTCCACCTCGTACAGCCCGAGAGGGCAGGGGCAACAAGGGTTACTGGATTTTCCCAACTCTCAAAGCAATGCAACCAGAAATTAAGCGCAGATGGTTTGCAGCAGTGAACAGAGTCATGGACAACTGGGCGAGGTATAGCTGATGGCTGACACAAGGACACTAAAACTTTCATTACTTGCTGATGTAAACAAGTTTCTTTCTGGCATGGATAAAGCCGACAAGAAAACAAAAGGTTTTAGCAGTAGCATTGGCAAATACTCCAAGGCTATGGCAAAGTCTTTCGCACTTGCTGGCGCAGCTGCTGGGGCTTATGCAATCAAACTTGGTGTAGATGGTGTCAAGGCAGCAGTCGAGGATGAGTTAAGCCAAAAGAAACTTGCTCAAGCCTTAAAAAACACAACTGGCGCAACTGACGATCAAATTGCCAGCACAGAGGATTACATCAAAAAACAGCAATTACTTTTTGGTGTTGCTGATACAGATTTGCGCCCGGCACTGGCTAATCTTGCCAGAGCAACGGGTGATTTAACTGAAGCACAAAATCTCAACAATTTAGCCATTGATATTGCGGCGGCTACTGGCAAAAATTTAGAAACTGTTAGCCTTGCTTTAGGTAAGGCATACAACGGGAATCTGGGCGCACTTACTAAACTCGGTGTGCCTTTAGATGCCAACATAATTAAAACAAAAGATTTTGATGCCGCAGCTAGAGAACTAACAAAGTTATTTGGTGGATCAGCCAAAGCAAATACAGAAACATTCGCTGGCCAATTGGCAATCTTGCAACAGTATTTTGGTGAGATACAAGAGGACATTGGCGCAAAGTTAATACCTAAATTAAAACTATTGCTTGAAAATGTTGTTGCTGTTGCCAAAGGTTTTAGTGGCGAAGATCCAGAGGGATTATCTGCAAGAGCGCGTGAACTAGCTGGCGAATATAGCGGCAACGGTTCAAATCAATTAGGCGGCGCATTAAGAGCCATTACAGATAGTTTTTCAAAATTATTCAGCACAATCACCGAGGATGGCGATCCAGCGACCTCAAGCCTTACAAAGTTGGCCGATGCCATAGAAAGAATTGCAGACAATTTGGATGCAGTCGCAACAAGTTGGGGCAAGGTAACTGCTGTTGGCAGATTTATCCAAAATCCTTTTAACATAGATTTACCAGAGGCAGGATTTACTTCAAGAGCAGCTGGTGGTCCTGTAATGGGTAACCAGCCAGTAAAAGTTGGTGAGTTTGGGCCAGAACTCTTTTACCCATCAGGATCATCAGGCAGTATTCGACCAGACAATGGCAGCTCTCGCGTAACCGTAATCATGAATGGCATCGTAGATGGTGAGTCTGCTCGCCGCAGCATTGAGCGATTGTTGCAAAACTCAGCAAAACGAACTGCACCGATCAACCTTGTAGGTTCGACACTGTGACAACTTACGATCCAAACCCGACAATCTACATAGATGATGTGGCAATCAGTGACGATAGTGTGCTGAACAGCATCTCAATCAGATCAGGCCGCAATGATTTAACAGTGCAACCAGAGGCAGGTTATGCAGCTGTAAACTTTTGGACTACTGCTGATGTGCCTTACACATTTACAATTGGGCAGAAAATAAGGGTTGACATCTCAACGCCAAGCCTTGGCGATGTGACAATTTTTGGTGGGATAGTTTCAGACATTGACGTGACTTTGGAAGCCTATGGTCAAGAGGGATCCGTGGCGAATTACTCTATTGGCGGCACTGGTTATCTTTCATTATTAAATAAAACCAAAATGCCTTACACACCAGTAGGAGCCATTGTTCGTTCATACGCTTTGATTCTTGAGGAATTGCGAGAAGGGTTTTATATAATTTGGGATGAAGTCGCGCCAACATTAACTTGGGAAAATTATGATCCAACCCTAACTTGGGATGATTTAGATGTGCTTTTTGATTATGTAGACCCATTACCCGGGCTTCCGTTAGGTGACTACGATCTATCAGTTACAGCCATTGGTGTGGAAAGTGTTTTAAGCGAGTGCCAAACTTTTGCCAATTCCGCTAGAGGTATTTTGTATGAAAGGCCAAGTGGAAAAATTAGGTATGAGGGCTACTTAGACCGAGACACCTACACCGCTATTAATTTAACGGATGATGACATTTTGGCGGCTGGACTATCTACTCAATCAAGTTTGTATGACATTGCAAATACTGTCACAGTCACTTACACAGGTGGCGAGGAAACAAATGGTGATGGCAACAGCCAAATAATCTATGGCAAGTTAGAGGGAACTAGAGACACAGTTTTGGCATACTCAACTGATGCAGCTGATCAGGCTTTGGCATTTGCCAAGGCTAGGTCATACCCCAAAACCTATCCAAGAAAATTGACAATACCTTTACATTCGCCAACGGTTTCAGATGCGACTAGAGATGAATTGTCAGCTGTATTTTGTGGCTCAAAAGTATCAGTGACAAACCTGCCGGCAGTCTTTGACAATTCCTTGCTTGGATTTGTTGAAAACATCCAATGGGAAATTAAGGAAAAGGAAGCCTATTTGACCCTAGGCTGCTCTGAACGATTCGAGACTTACCCAAGCCAAGTTTGGGCGCAAATACCATACGCGACTACATGGTCGGTGTATGATCCACTTATCCAATGGGAGGATTTAATTTAATGGCAACGACAACCAATTTTAACTGGTTAACACCAGATGACACCGCGTTCGTTTATCAGGGCGCAGAAGCCATGAGAACATTGGGCAACAACATTGATGCCCGATTTGGCAACGTGACTACATTTCCAAATCAAATTGTGAACGTGGTATCTAGCGTTAGCAGGCCAGTTGCTTATGCAATGAGTGCTGGTCAGGTCAATATCTCTGGTACAAGCGTTGCTTCAGGCGGAAACGTCACCGCAACGATCACTTTCACCTCTAGTACAAGATTTACCCAAACCCCAGTTGTGACAGTTTCACAAAGTACACTGCCCGGTGGTTCAGGGTTATTGATTCCAAAAATTTCTTCAGTTGCAACAACAGGTTTTACAGCTGCTTTCTACAATGCCTCATCAACAACACAGAGTTGGACCAATGCCCAATTCAGTTATATAGCCGTACAAATGACAAGCGCAAGCGCGACAAATAGTTAGGGTTGAAATGATAATTAATTTGATCTGCACCACCGAGGATTGCGAAAGTTTTGACATTCCAGTGCCATTTCCAGACCCCGAGGAATTGTGCATCTGTGGTGGTTGTCTTAACGAGATAACACGCAAAGAACCAGTAGAATAGTTACACACACAGGGCCATGACACGAAAGGGCAACTCATGGCCTTACCAATTAAGAACGGCAAGATTTCGACTGTGTACAAAAAGCCGGGAAAACACTGGCGAGCAACTGGCTACCACACGGGAGTTGATTTTGCATACCCTACCGGCACACCAGTCCTAGCAGTAGCTGACGGCAAGATTGAAAACGCTAACTGGGGCAAATCATACGGCAACCAAGTTGTGCAAAAGGTTGCTGGTGGATGGGTAATCTACGCACATCTAAACGCTGTTAGATGCAAGCCCGGTCAAGTAGTCAAAAAAGGATCTATCGTTGGCGAGGTTGGATCGACAGGAAATTCCACAGGTCCACATCTACATTTTGAAATGCGCGATAACATCCGATGGTCGGCTGGCAAGGACATTGATCCAAAAGAAATCTTGGCATCGTGAATAAGTACAAAACATTCGCAGTGCGTGTAGTTGCGCTTATCGCTTACGAGGGATTAGCAACATTTGGACTATCGGCTGGCGTTGGCATTGAGCCAATCAAGGGCGCGTTAATGGCAGCCTTGTTGCCGTTGGTCGTAGTCCTACGCGAAACCGCCAAGGGCTTAATCGATGACGGCAAATTGACTCAAGCCGAAATGGATAGCGCAATCACAGCTGGTAAGTCTGCAAAGGATTCTAAGCGGTAAATGCACAAATCTTTGAGAGTGGCGTTAGTCGCTTTCATCCTAGGGTTCACGATGCTACTGCACACGCCCAATGCGTTCGCCGAACAGGCACTCACGACTGTTACTTGCGCTGACCCACAAGGGAATGAGCAAGAGTTTCAGATTGGCTGGGATAACTCGAACTCGTTTTTTGAGGGTAAAGGATACATCCCAAGGCTTTATTGTGAGGGTGGTTTCGCCCAGCCTTACACCACTTACATCTCCGACACATTGCCGGCAGATAGTACCTTGGGTTATTACGCAGGGATTGTGCCAACGCCTGAACCCACACCATTGCCATCAGAGACCATAGAACCAACAACAGAGCCAACTCTCGAACCCTCGATTGAACCATCGCCCGAACCCACTGCAAGCCCTGAGCCGACTCCTGAACCATCTTTAGAGCCATCGCCTACACCAACTCCCGAACCAACGCCAGAACCCACACCAGAGCCATCACAAAGCCAAGAGCCTTTGCCAAGTCCAACACCTACACAACCGAGCCTTGAGCCAATAGTGCCAGAAGCACCCACGTTAGAACCGACACCAATACAAACACCAGAACCAGAACCAACACAACCGCAAGAGCTGCCAACGCTATTGCCCGAGCCATCCGCCGAACCATCGCCAACTCCAATCGAGCCAAGCCCTGTGCCTAGCCCGATACCAAGCCTAAATCCAGAGGCAGTGACTTTGGATGTACCGACACAGCTGATGGCGATACCCGGCATCGAGGAACTAGCCAAGGCAGTCGAAGCGATCATGAATATTGGCTCGGACATGACACCAGAGCAACGTGAGGAATCCCAAGGCGTTGTTATTGGTGCAGTCCTAGTCAGTCAAATAGCAACAAGCATAAGGAGGATAAAATGATGAAATGGATCAAACGGTTCATCTCAGCCATCACGGCTGATACTTATACCTACGTTGGCCTATTGATTGCCTATTTTACCCTCGATGGATCAGCAAAAAAGGTTACAGGGCTACTGATAATCATCGGGGTTTTGATCTGGCTGGCCACATTGCCATTGCGCGACACGCCAGAGGATTAACCTAGACACAATGTCAGGTATTGTCATACTATGTCACTAAGGAAAGAGGGCAGATGGAAAAGTATCTAACAGCCAAAGAAGCAGCTGACAAACTACGGGTGAGCGAACGCACACTCATAAGGTGGGAAAAGTCAGGGGCATTAAAGCCAAAGCGAATCGGCGGCGTTAAGCGATACAAAGCCAGCGAACTCGACAAATAGAAAAGAGAAACAGGGCATGGGACTATTAACATTTATCGGATTTGGCATTTTCTTTATTGCCGGGATTCTTGTCGGTGTAGCCGTAGAGAATAATCACCAACAACAAAAACGCCGTGAGGAATCAATCCGCTATTGGCGTTGGGCAAATCACATCGACAACATCGAGTCACAGATGGTCAAGGATGGGTGGAGACTGTAATGGCTTTTGATTTATCAAACTACGAGGATGTGGACACACGCATTCATCGCTTTTGGGAGTCACATCCCAATGGCCGCATTTCAACTGACATTGTGTATCAAGGTCAT